ACCGTTTTTCCTACGTAATCGAGCACGGAGAAATTGACAACTCTCTCGTGATCGACCACTTGTGTAAGAACCCCAGCTGTGTTCGGCCCTCGCACCTTGAACTGGTAACACAAAAGTTGAACGCACTGCGCGGCGATGGTCCTACGGCTGTCAACGCACGAAAAACGCACTGCAAGCGGGATCACCCGTTGAGCGGTGATAACCTCGTAATCAACACGCAAGGATCACGACAGTGTCGCAAGTGCAATAAGCTGCGCAGTGAACGACGGAGGACGAAAGATGCTTGATGGAATCAACCTGCACCTCGTCCAAGACATGGACGACGTAAACGCGTGTCTCGACTGGCTCAGTGGTTTGACTACGGATCGTATTGGGCTGGACACTGAAACCACGGGCCTAGACAAACTGCGCGATAACGTACGACTCGTACAATTCGGGGACCGGTATGACGGCTGGGCTATTCCTCTGGAAAAGTGGCGCGGGCTGATCGAGGAGATCATTACCCGCTGGTCACGACATGGGCGTTTTGTTGCGCATAATGCTAAATACGATGTCGCCATGCTGCGCCGCCACGATATCCACGTGCCTGTGCACTTGGTAGACGACTCTATGGTGGCAGCACACATCATTGACCCCTCGGTTTCGATCGGGCTCAAGCAGCAGTGCGCGAAGCATATTGACCCCAGGGCCGCCGCAATGCAGTCTCAATTGGACGAGATTTTCCACTCTGGGGGTTATGACTGGTCTAGCATTCCGATTACCGAAACGGGGCCATGTGCTACGTTTTGGGTATACGCTGCGCTAGACCCAATCCTCGCTATTCGCCTATGGGACCTGCACTGGCCCATTGTGTCGCAACAGGCACCAAAAGCCTACGATCTGGAAATGGCAACCCTTTGGCTCTCAGATCGAATGGAGGCCAAGGGCGTAGCCTGCGACCGCGAGTACACCCAGGCGAAGCGTACCGAGCTAGACGCACTGCACGTCGACCTCACGAAGCGCGGCTTCGATGAGTTCGGCATTGATCTCGGCTCGGCTACGCAGGTGACCGACCTCTTCATTGCGGACGGCGTGAAGCTGTGGAAGCGGACGGACGGCGGCGCGTGGTCGCTGGACAAGTTCGCGCTTGAGGGCATCGACCACCCGTTGGCAGCGCTCTTGCAGCAACGCAAGCAGGCGGAAAAGATCAACTCGACGTACCTTAAGAGGTTTTTGGAGTATTCATCCTTCGATGGGAGGATTCATACTTCAATAAATACACTCGGGTACAAAGAGCAGTCCGCAGGCGCGTTTGGGGTGAAAACTGCCCGTATGAGCAGTTCATCCCCGAACCTGCAACAGCTCACCCGAGTGGACGAGTCGGACCCGCTGAGCAAGATCGCTCGAAACTGCATCGTTGCGTCGCCTGATAGCACGTTTGTCCTGTTCGATTACGATCAAATCGAGCTAAGGGTAATGGCGTCCTTTTCGGGAGATCCAGGACTTAGGGAGGCATTTCTCTCAGATGAAGACTTTTTCGTGGCGCTCACGAAAAAGATCTACCAGGACGAGACGATCACCAAGAAGAGTCCGCAGCGCAACCTTACGAAGAGCTACACCTACGCCACGCTGTACGGAGCGGGCAACGACAAGCTGGCGACGACCACGAAGCGACCGCTCGCCGAGATCGAGAAGCTTGCCGCTGACTTCAACGGCACGTATGCGGGTGTGCCCGCACATCAGCAGACGATTCAGCGTCTCGCCTCGCAGCGGTACCGCGAGGATGGCGTGGGGTACGTGAAGTCTCCGCTCACCGGGCGAAGGTTCCAACAACACAACCCGAACCTGTTCTACCAGCTCGTGAACCACCAGATCCAAGGCGTTGCTGCTGAGATCATGAAGGGCGCGCTCCTACAGTTGGACGCAGCAGGCATCGGGGATTATCTTGCGCTGGTGGTGCACGACGAAGTGATCGCAGATGTGCCCGACAGCGAGGTCTCAGACGTTATCGCGACCATGAAAGACGTTATGAATGATGACAGCCTGTTGTCCATCCCACTTACCGCGGGCGGGGCAACAGCTAAGCGATGGGCGGAAAAGCGTGACATTTAGTGTGAATGACTCATATGCGATTATCGGTGTTGATCCAGGCACCATGACTGGGATCTTCGTGTACCAACGTTGCGATTCGCCTTGCTGTGAAGACGTTCGAATCACACCGTTGCAAGTTCCCGCCGATAACGTGTGGGGCAAGCTTCGGCAAGGCGGCATCAAGTTCGATAAACACTGTTGGGATCAGCGTCGTTACTACGCTGTAGAGCGATTCATCATCACTTCGAAAACCGCAAAGCTTACGCAGAACACCGACGCCCTTGAAGTTACCGGCATGGTCCGAGTCGCTTCGCACATTACACAAGGTAACGGACTTGTGCGTTATGCGAAAGCTAACCTCAAGTTCGCCTCAGATGACATGCTGCGCAAGGTCGGCTGGTACACCCCCGGCATGGGTCACGCCAACGACGCCGCCCGACAGGCGTTCGCGCTCCTCAAGGACGTTGACTATCCCCGCTGGTCAGAACTGGTACGGGATGCTAAGATGGAACCTACGACGGAAGGATGAAGGATGAATGAGATCTATGCCGAGATCGGCGAAGACGACCGGATCACCCTGTTCAGCCGCAAGGCGAACGGGGAACCCGACGAAACGCTGTGGAATGACTCCTATCAGATCAAGATGATCCCCGGCAAGAAATGGGACCGCAAGGCGAAGCGCTGGACGCTCCCGAAGTCGTATGCCGCGTGCATCGTGCTGCGAGAGTTGTTCGGGGATCGGATCGTGGTCGAACCGGAGCTTGCCGCTTGGGCGCGTTCGGAGCGGGAATGCCGTAACGAAGTGCTGTCACTGCGTGAGGCGTTGGAGCTTGACGGTGTTTCCGAGTTCGCCAACGACCACGATGACATCCTGTATCCGTACCAGGTCCCTGGACGCGATTTCCTCGTAAATGCGCAGAGTGCCCTAATGGGATGCGAGATGGGAACAGGCAAAAGCCTACAAACCCTAGCAGCTATTCGTGTAGCGGACATTAAGGGACACGGGTATCCCGCGCTCATCGTGTGCCCCAACTCCCTGAAACGGAACTGGGAACGCGAGATCAAGCGGTGGCTTCCTGAGGCGAACCCGTTTGTCATTCAGGGCAGTGCTGCGAAGCGCCGCGTGCAGATCAACGAAGCAGCCGAAGCCGACAATGCTGTCATCATCGTGAACATCGAAGCGATGAAGTTGCATTCCCGTCTGTCCCCCTACGGTTCGACGCGCCTCAAGCGCTGTATGGAGTGCGAGACGAAGACGCAGCCGGGAACACCGGACTTGAAAGAGTCCGCTTGCGAGGTACACGAAAAGGAACTGAACCGCATCCCGTTCAAGGTGTGCGTACTCGATGAAGCACACAGGGTGAAGGACCCGAACGCCTTGCAGACGCGCGCTATCTGGAACGTGTTTCACGGTCCGACTGTCGAATACCGCTGGGCGCTCACAGGTACGCCGGTGGCGAACCACCCTGGTGACCTGTGGTCGATCGGGCACGCTATCGCGCCTGACGTGTTCCCTTCGAAGTCCGCCTTCATCGACCGTTACGCCCGGATCGAGTACAACCACTTCGGCGGCATGTCGATTGTCGGCCTCAAGCCCGAGACGAAAGAGGAGTTCTTCAAGATCCTTGACCCGCACTTCCGCCGCATGATCAAGGCCGATGTACTCAAGCAGCTGCCCGACAAGGTGTTCATGCGACGCGATGTCGAGATGAGCCCCAAGCAGGCGAAGGCGTACAAGGACATTGCCGAACGGCTCGTCACGGTGCTTGAGGACGGAACGGTTCTCGTCGCCAACGGGAACCTTGCGGGGGCGACCCGACTGCTGCAATTCGCGTCCGCATACTGTGAGGTCGACCAGGGGGAGACTCCTGAGGACCCCGCCACGTGGATCGTGTCGCTTACCGACAGCCCGAAATCCTCGAAGATCGATGAACTCATGTCGATCATCGAAGACGAGCCGGGCAAGCCCATGGTCATCGCTGCTGAGCACCGGCAGCTCATCGACCTCGCGGCCACGCGGATGACCGATGCCGGTATCCCGTTCGCTCGGGTGACCGGTGGCGTGTCAGGGGATGAGCGTGACGCAGCAGTGCAGGCGTTCCAGGATGGCAAGATCGACTACATCCTGCTGACCTACAAAGCCGGTGGCGTCGGGCTGAATCTGACGCGCGCTGACACCATGGTTCGGCTTCAACGATCCTGGAGCGCCATCGACAATAACCAGGGCGTCGATCGCATCCACCGCATCGGCTCCGAAGTGCATGACAAGGTGACGATCATCGACCTGGTGGCCGCTGGCACGATCGAAGAGACGCAACTCGAAAGACTGTACGACAAAGCGGAACGGCTTGAGGAGATCGTGCGCGACCGCGCTAAGCTCCTCGCGCTGGGCAAGACCACCGATGATCTGGACGCGGAAGCGGCCCGGATCGAAGCAACCGGATTGATGGGGGACTGATGCCACCGAGCATGAACTACTCTGACCCACGGGCAACGCCCGAGTACATCGCCAAAGAGAAGAAACGCAAGCGCATCGCGAACCTCAGAACGTTCGTGGAACGCTGGGCACCGAGGTACGAGGCCGAAGTGAAGGAGGAGAGGGAACGTGCGAAGATTCAGCCAGAGTGAGTTTAAGACGTTCGCCTGTGCTCGCAGGTGGTGGTTGAGTGACTACAGACGCTTGTCGCCGGTCGCGCTCAACCCTTCGGGGCCGCTCCGGTCCGGCAGTCGCGTGCACACCGGATTGGAGGCGTTCTACGGGCCGAACCCTGAGGCGTACCTTGATGTACTCAAGGCCGCCCAGGATGCCGACTGGCAGGCGTATCTGGAGAACTGCGCCGAACTGGGTGTGTATCCCGATGTGGAGGTGTCCAAAGCCTTTGACAAGGACTGTGAACTCGAACGCGCGATGCTGGAAGGCTACGCCGATTGGGTTGCCGAGTCCGGCGTCGATGCCGGTATCGAGTTCACCGCGATTGAGGAGATCGTGTCGGTTCGCGGTTCGGAGTTCGCGCCTGAGATCGTGGAGCGGTTCGGTGAGTTCGAAGTCGTCGGCAAGTTGGACGCTCGCGTGCTTCGGCTGATGGACGGCGCGCGGAAGTTCGTTGACCACAAGACGGCAGCTAGCCTCACCTCCGCGCTGAGTACGTTGCACATGAACCCGCAGATGCTCCACTACGCGTGGCTGGAACGCATGACGCAACCGGCTGGCACGTGGAGCGACGGCGCGTTGTACAACGTCCTTAAAAAGGTCAAGCGCGGCAAGCAGGCGAAACCGCCGTTCTATGACCGGTTCGAGGTAAACCACAACGACGACCAGATCGCCTCGTACGAACTGCACATGAAGCGGAAGATCACGAAGATTTTCGAACTTGAGGCGTTGCTCAAAGACGCCACGGTCGAAGAGCAGGCGCACATCGCTGAGCCGAGCCCTGACGACACCTGTTCTTGGCGGTGCCAGTTCTTCACGCTGTGCCCAATGTTCGATGACGGGTCACGAGCTGAGGACATGGTGCGGGAGGAGTTCAGCGAGCGTGACCCGCTTGCCCGCTACGCCGCATGATATAATTCAGACCTAGGACAAAGGGAAAGGATGCAATGACACAAGACAGAAACCCGCGACACAACGCGACATTTCTCGTCTACGCCGAAACTAAGCGCGGCAAGTCGACGCTTGGGGCGAGCTGCCCCGGGCCGGTGCTCGCGCTCGACGCGGAGGGGAGCTGGAACGCGTTCGAGGGGCGTAAGAACCCCAACAACCCGAACCAGCCCTACCGCGTCGTGTGGTGGGACCCCAAGGAAGCGCCACCGAAGGCGGACGGGACTTGGGACATCTGCGTGGTCGACGTGCTCCGATGGGAAACCGTCGAGCAGGTCATCGGGTGGACTATCCAGCCTGACCACCCGTTCCAGTCGATCGTTGTCGACTCGGTGACGCAACTCCAGAAACGCTGCAAAGAAGCGCTGCCCGGTTTCCAGTCCGGGAACCAGCAGTATTCGGACTGGGGTCAGCTCCTGACCCGCATGTCCGAGAAGGTGCAGCGGTTCCGTGACATGGTGAAGGACGTGCGCAACCCGTTCCGGGTCGCGGTGTTCACTGCCGAAGGTGACCTTCGGTCGGACGGCAAGTACGTACCGAACATGGAGGGCGCGCTTCGAAAGGGCATCGCCTACTGGATGAACACCACGGCTTGCCTCACGGTCAAGCAGGTCCCGAACGCGGATGGCATCATTGCCGCTGACAGCCCGTTGGTTCGCTCGCTCATGGTGAAGCCGAACCCGAACTACATCACCGGTTCGCACTTCGAAGACCGGTTCGAGAACAACACCGTTGAAAACCCCAACATCACGAAGATGATGGGCCAAATCTTCCCCGGCTTCGTGCCGGAGTAAGGAACACAGAACATGACTACTGTCCCGTGGGATGTCCTGGTCGCTAAGGCGAAGGAGAACGGACACACTGAGGTCGCCCCCGTGGGTGTCTACCAGTGCCGGATCGAGTCGGCCGAAGCCGGGGAGAACCAGAACGGCAACGCTTTCATCGAGACTCGACTCAAGATCACCGAAGGCGAGCACGCCGGTAAGCGTCCGACGACGTTCTACCACAAGATTTACCAGACCGAGAAGACGATCAACATCTTCATGCAGAACATGAAGGCGTTCGGCATCACGGACGAAACCGTCTTGCAGCAGCGGCCCACCCTTGACCAGGTCGCGCGTGCGATCATCGGAAAGACCGTGACAGCCAAGACCAAGGTTGCCACGGACAACCGAAAGAACAACGAAGTGAAGATGGATCGCGAGGGTAACCCGCAGGTCGAGGTGAGCTGGTCTTTCAGCGCCCCGCGCGATGGCGCTATCGCCGTCACCGAGTTCCCGCCGGTCGGCGGTGGCGCTCCCGCCCTGGCCAACGGCGGCACGATCGACGCCGGTTTCTAGAACATCCAAGGGGCTCCCGTTCAGGGAGCCCCTTTCACTCTTTGGAGGTATCATCATGTACGTGGCAACGAACCGACAGAAACCAACGAAGAACGCCTTCTCTGAACGAGCGGAGATGCAGCGGAAAGCGGAGGAGGCCAAGGCCAAGCCCGTGAAGGCCGCGACGCCTACGCCGGTAGCATCGCCAAAGCCCGACCTTGAGGCGATGAAGGCCGCCGCTGCGAAAGCTGCCGCTCTCGTCCACGC